TATTTTTTACTTTAGAGTCTAACATAGTAATGCCAATATTTTTTTTAAAACTAGAGTTACTAACAAATGTTATCGGCAGTCCAAATTGAATTAGAATATCTTTTTCTTCTTCTAATTTTTTGTACTCACATTCTTCTAGTTCACCTATATCTTTTAAAGATCCATTAACATTGTAGTATACCGGTCTAGATATTACATTCAAATCTTTTTGAGAATATAGTAGCTTGAGAAATTCTCTACTTACCTTCCCCCAATTATCTGACTGTCTATATGGCCCTGTAAATAGTACATTCATTTTGAGAATCTCCTAAGTGCTTCCTGAATAAATATTGGTTTTTTGCTAGGATCGTTTTCGACTCTTAGTGAATCAAAATACTTTCTTTGTTGTGCATAATTTTTACTTTCTTCAAATGCACGATTCCTGTCATACTGACCAACATCTGTATTTAATGCTGCTCCAAAATTTAAGTTTCTTAGCATTGTAAGCATATCATAACTATACATTTTAGATTCGTCTTGAATAACTGAATTAAATATCCACTCACAGAATTGTAAGTTATTAAGATTCTTAGGAATTTCTTTAGGAATATCGTTAATCATAGCTGGCGAATCCCATTTTCCTAACAATGGTTTCTTTGTTAGATCTACGGAATCAAAATAATCCATCCAAGATTTTGCTGCATTATCCCAAGTATATCTTGATATACATCCTTTTCTTGTTTCTAATCTCTTTTTATTATATTGAGACTCTTTCATTGTTGCACAATGTAACAATATTTCTGAGAGTTTACTATTGTTTGGCCCAGACCTATCTGCATTGGTTTCCATTTCTCTAGAAAGATTTGGTTCAATTGCATATCCATTACAAAATTTTACAACATCTTCCATAGCACTGTAGTTTATTGAAGCTATTGGTGTTCCACATGCAGCAGCTTCTACTTGAGGCATACCAAACCCCTCACAGATTGCATACTGAACATACAAATCCATTAAATTATATATGTTACTAAGCTCTGAGTGAGGCACTCCATTTTGTACTCCGGGCATCGTTGCAGCATGACTACCACATTTTTCACATATTGTAATAGCATCTCTGTAATGCGAAGTAGTATATTGCTTGCATGATCTACAGACATATGTTACTAGCAAATTTGAACCCAACCCCATCTCATGAACTAGGGATGTAATATTCCATCCCATTTTTTCTGGGTAGCTAGTATGAAGATACAGATATGATTTTTCTGCGATATCTTTTGGTGCTTTTTCTAAAAACTCTTTAAAGCCACGCATAAGATCTGGAAACATTTTACGCTTTTGATTACGCATAACAGTTCCAACAATAAAACTATCTGGATCAATACCAAACTTTTCTTTGTGCGCTCTCTTATTTGGAATGATATTAAACTGGATTGGATCTATTGCTGGAGAAGCACAACCATGAAATTTTAATCTTCCATTTGTTTGCTCTTCTAATGTCCTAATACCATATTCTGAATATGCCATAAGACCATCGCACCTTTCAAACCAGTAAAGCCATTCGTCTTTCTGAGGCTCACTATCAACGGTTGGCATCCATACCCAATGAAAGAATGGAAGTAAAGATGAGTTGTGAATATACGCATCCATCCAAGGATCTCTATAAGTAACCACAATGTCTGGTTTAAAATCTAAAACAGCATGTTCAAACCTTCCAACACCCCACTGAAAATTTGGATTAGTAGAGTGTTGTTTAGCCCATTCTGTTTCTGATTCCTGTGGACATGGTGCATTTCCATAGATAACCCAAGGATAATTTTGAAAATCTACAGAAGATGCATAGCAAGCAAACTCCGCAATTTCATATTTACCACTTGCATGAACTCTATGTAAGACCTCCTTTGCATATGTACCAAATCCAGAAGCTAGTTTGTGAGATTCAGTTACAAACAATATTCTTTTTTTATTCTGCATTTGCCTCTTTTAACCTATTTATAAGTCGGTAGAATTTATTTTTAACTTTAGATGGTTTTTGATTTAGAAGGCTACAAATTTCATGGAACTTATATCCTTCTTTTCTTAATTCAATTAAACGCTTCTCTTCTTCTGTCATGTCAATAGTATAAGTTTCCCATAGATTATCTTTGCTTTCTACCGAGGGCGATGCAATATTATCTATTGAAGCATGAACTCTTCTGCTTTTAATTTCTCTAATTATCGACCACCTAATAGGTCGCCAAGCATAAGTAGAGATTAAACCATTTTCAGATTTATATTTTTTTAATGCTTTCCAAAGGCCAATTCTTCCAGCATCTATTAAATCTTCTCTTTCTGTGTGATTTTTTGGACCAAAAGAATTTACGATTGATACAACTAGGCCCATATTTTCTTCTATAAGTTCATCCATATTATATCCTTATTATATACATTGTTCCATGTTTTGTGCTTGTTTTACTAAAAAACTTCCTCGATTTTTATCTTTGTTTCCTCTAAGCAAAAAAACTTTGCCTATCTCAATTTTACTCTTGAGTTTCTTCCAATCTTCAGAAAAAACAGTAACATTATCTAAAGAACAAGAACTATCTGAAATTTTTAGAAAAGCCATAGTTTCACCTTTATGCTGCCCTCCTCTTATTTTCCACTCCCTAATATCACTGATCTGAGCACCTATTGCTATCCAGTTTGCTTCAAATCCTTTTAGGTATTCTCTGCAAGTACAATTTGCGTTGCTTGTATCATACTCATCAACATCAGAACATGTTATTTCAACACCAAGCAAGTCTCTTTCTTGTTTTGCTCTCCAAGACCACCTATCAATTAGTTCATAAGGAGGTGCTTCTAGGGCAGAAATAGAGCCAGTAATATTTTCAATATGCCTCTCTCTATGCACAGTAGCTTTCTTGGACTGTTTAATATGAGGGATCAATGATTTCAAACCATCAACAAAAGTTTTGCTATCACACTCAGACAGATATTTCTTATCAGAATCCTTCAATTCCTTAAATATATTGTAGTGGTAAAGCATTTCATTTCTCTGTCTCTTATAGCAGTCAAACACTCCTGCCCTAATCATAGAGTCAAAAGAGTTTGATTTGATATACCTACCAATCTTCATAAGGAACTCTTCCCAGTCCATCTTAGAAACATCATAGGAGTTCTCTTTTACTACATTATAAATTTGCTTGAATACACTGACACCAACGCTTTTAACATTAACAAGTCCAAAAGTAGGCTTTTTATCTACCAAGCAAAAGTTTTCATTCATGTTTATGATGCTTGGAGGCTGAACATCAATATCCATTGATCTAGCATTATTGACAAGATCGTTGATCTCTTCAAATGGTTTAGGCTTTCCGTCTGCATGACGAAGATATGATGTAAAGAATGCTCTAGGGAAGTGGGCTTTGGCATAGGCTGTCTGATATCCATTAAGAGCATAACTTACGGAGTGAGATTTATTGAAAGAGTATTTCTGAGACTTCTCAATCCAGCTAAAGATTTCTTCTGCATCCTTCTCTGTAAAGTCTACTGCGCCTTCCATGAACTCTTTTTTAACTTCTGCCATCAGATCAACCTTCTTTTTACCAATCGCTTTTCTGAGGTTATCTGCTTGCTGTAGAGAGAATCCAGCAACGAGTTGTGCTATTTGCATAGCTTGCTCTTGGTATACAAGAATACCATATGTTGATTCTAGAATTGGCTTTAATCTTGGATCAAAGAATTTAACTTCATCTCTTTTTGCTTTTCTATCAATATAGTGCTGGGTAAGAGATTTACCATCTACAATAGCATCACCACATCCCGGACGAATAATAGCAATAAGATCAGACAATTCTTCAACTGTTCTTGGCTTTACTTCTTTTGCTTTGCTTTGACCAAGTTGTGATTCAAGCTGAAAAACCCCCTTAGTATTTCCTTCACAAATCATATCCCAAGTCATTTCACAATCAAGTGGTAATGCTTCGATATTGGGATTAAATACAGGAAGTCCTTTTGCATTTTTTTTAAACTTACAACCACATGGAAATTCTATAAAATCACTCATACTGCAATTCCTCAACTTTGTTCAAATCTTTGATGGCAACATTATGACAATCTGCCCTGACAATATATCCGTTTGAAGGATCTTTTTGTCCTTTAACTAGCTTCCTTGATTTTTTATAGTATTCACTATGAGGCAACCATCCTACAACCCAAGCTCTACCCCAGCGACCATTCTTGTTTTCAATACGCACGAAAATATAATTATCACATTTCTGTTTAGTATTGTAGTTAGCAACAGAACAGTCGTAGAATTCTTTTGGAGGACTGGTGCATCTTTTTGTTTTTACATCCCAAGTAGCATTATCAGTAACTATGTCATAGTCATAGGTATTACATATTCTACCATGCAATATCTCATTTGCAATCTCTTCTCCTAAAAAACCTGCAATATTTCCATCACCTTTCATGATTGAGTTATTTATCTCGCCCATTTCTCGTGACTTTTTCCATGCGCGTTTCTTCATCTCTTCAGTTATTTGAACTTCTATCATATCTCTACGTTCTCAAAACTTCCTTTAAATTTAGAAATTGAAGATTGTTTTCTATGAAATTTCAAAAATCTAGTAATGATTGCTGCTTCTTCAAATACATCAATAAGCGCATCATGCGCAACGCCCAATGCTTTCATTCCAAAGAATTTACGCCAAGTATCCATTTTGAAATCATATGGTTCTTCAAGATTTTCAAACCACCAGAACAAATTATCCATAGCATCTAGCTTTGTGACTGACGAAAATGGCATTTTAACTTTGTGTTTTTTACACAAACGTTCTGCAATCGGAATATCAAATCCTGTAATGTTGTACCCCGCTGGAATCGGTTCAGGAAACCATTGTCCGGGTTTTTTATCAACTGTATATTTTTTACAGTATGTTGCAAAATTTTTCCAAGCAACCTTCTCTGATACTCCCCCTTTCCATCTTTCAATGACTTCTTCATATGTAATACCGTAGTTTTGAGCGTGCCAATTAATTGTGGCTTCTCTCTTAGGTACTTCAAAATATTCTGTTTTATCAATACCATCTGGTTTAATCATGGTATTAAAAGCTTGATCTTTTTTAACTTCAAGGGTTTCTGGATCAATCGGAACAGCAGCTAACTGAACTGGATTGCACAGGTCTTTATCAGGTAAATCTGTTTCAAAGTCAAAACATATAATCCATCTATTATTCTTCATCTAATTTCTCCACGCATAATTTTTGAAAACACATTGATCCACTTTTTGACTCTATATATTTCTCAGTATATCCTTGTTGCTCTCCAAGCATCTTATCAAAAGATACGCACATTTCACCCCATGATTCAGGATCAATCATAACTTTTTTAATGAATGGATATTTTAAGGAAAGACTGACCATATCTTTTTTAAAATCTAACACAGGTCTTCACCTCCGACTATGTTTACAACGTCCATAACTTTATCTAATCCTCTAATAGCCAAACAATCCAATTTCAAAAGTCCAGAATCTTCACAACTTGGACCATCAAAACCAGCACGATAGCTTTTACCTTTACTATCTAGAACCATAGGACAAGATTCACTAATAGGTTTACTGGATACAACAATACCCGCTGCATGTGTACCCGAAATAATTTTTGTATGTTCAATTCTAATGGCTTGTTCAAAAATCTTGGCAAACTTTCCTTCAAGTTTTCCATCTTTACCAAGATGACACCATTGTTTTAACTTATCTGGAGTATTTTCCAATGCCCATAAAATACTAGATGAGTAACCATATTCTTCTTCAATATCTTTTAGCTCATCAGAAACCTTTGCTTCATCTTGTAGACATTTTGTGATTGCTTTTTGCTCATCAAAAGAAATGTTTCCACGAGCGCCCATCACTCTTGTAAGAGATGCTTTGCCTTTAAGTGTTTGGAATGTCTGAATTTGAGCAACACATTCTTCACCATACTTGCCTTTAATATATTCAATAGTTTCTTCTCTTGCTGCTTTTGGAATATCAAAGTCAATATCAGGCCAAGAGATTTTTCCGGGCGCATTACGACCAGCATTGTAGAATCTTTCAAAGATTAGGTTATATGGAATAGGATCTACCTGAGTAATACCCAGCAAATTGGAAACCATACATCCAGCAGCCGAGCCACGTCCCGGACCAGTAATATACCCTTTTGATCTAACAAAGCGGAGAATATCATCAACAATAAGAAAATAACTGGACAAACCGATTGAGGTAAAAACTTCAAGCTCATTGTTTACTCTGTCTCCGTATCTTGCAAAATCTTCAGTTCCTTTAGTGACATGCCCCATCTTTCTAGCCCAACCGTCACGATTAAGTTTTCTTAAATATTCTTCTGGACTCATGCTATCAGGACATTTAAACTGTGGAGGCTCTGGCGATTTAAGAATGTTATAATCATCACACATATCCAATACCAAGTTTGTATTAGCAAGTTCTTCATCTGTATGAAATACTTTCATATCTTCATACGATGGAATGTGATAGTTATTTGAACGGAAGAATGTCATAAGAGAACGGTTAGCCGTACCTTGCTTTAGCTCTCTTTCTATTTGAGAAATATTCTTCTTAAAGTAAGTGCAAAGCAAAACACGCTGATCTTCAGCATCATCTCTCTCGCAGTAGTGAGCATCTGGAGTTGCAACACAAGGAGCTTCAACTACTTTAGCAATATCTCTAAGGGCATTTCCAACTACTTCAGCGAACTTATTAACTTTAGAATCAATTAATTGGATTTCGATAAAGAAGTTTTCTTTACCAAACATTGACTGAAGTTTTCTTGCCATACGGACACCTTTCTTTTTCCAGTCAGGATCAAGACTTTCTCCATCAGTGATAGCATCAGCAAGAATAGAACCTAAATGTCCGCTAAAGCATATTAAATTACCTTTGCTTCCAATTTGTTCCAGAATTTCAAAATCGACTCTTGGCTTATGATAAAAATGCTCTTTTCTATTAGATAAAGAAACTATATGAAGAAGGTCTTTCCATCCATCAAGATTTTTTGCAATGATTGGTTGATGCACTAATCTCTTGTTTTCTTTCCTTCTTACACTCGCACTATCATCTGGACAAACATAAAGTTCGCTACCAAGAAGAGGTCTTAGTCCAGCAGATTTCATTTCTCTTGAAAAGTCAACAGCCCCGCTTACAGACCCATGATCTGTTAAAGCGCAGGCTGAAGCACCAATCTTTTCAATACGTTTTGTAATATTATTACATTTGCTCAATCCATCTAGTAGCGAATATTCCGAATGAACATGAAGAGGCGTATATTTCATTAATCCTGAACCTTTCCTCCCCCAGAACCATACTTACCAATAGTATAGCCGGGAGACATATAATGTCTAGTAACCCAATCAATACCTTTTAATTTTATCATATACCTAACTTGTTCGCATTTAGTCATTACCTCTCCGTATCGAGTTCTTTGTCCCGGTCTATGCTCTTTTATTGGTTCAATGTTTGTGCCTTCAAAAGTTGTTTTTCCGGCATCACACATTGTGCGACACTTCCATCTATCTTTTGGCCTGATTCTAGGAAGTATGGCTGGTTCATCAGTATTCTTAATCTCTTCAAATCTCTTTGCAAGAATATCTTCTGTTTGATTCAGGTCTGAGTCTTGAAAATGAACAGTGAATGGACCACCAGTATTAATGAAGTAGATGGACATTAGGAATGTATTTGCCTCTGGATACAAATGCTTACATGCGTAGTGATACATTCTTAGCTGCGGGTTTGTGAATAGATTGTTCTGGTTATATTCTTTACCAGTTGCCCAGTCTTTTCTTTGACCCGTTTTCCAGTCGATAACTTCATAGACACCATCGCCTAAATCAGCAACCAAGTCAATTGTGCCTTTAAGTGCTAGATGTCCAGATAAATTATACTCTGGATAATCATACTTAGCCCAGTCTTTTTTGATCTCAAAATCAAAATGCGGTTCAGCGTCTACCACATCTCTTTTTCTTGGGTCATACATTCCATCTTTGAATTTTAATGCTTTCCAAGCCCAGCTTAAACAATCTTCAAAGTCTCTATCTCTCCATACATTTTTACCAGTATGGTAATTAAAAAGATTTTTAGTATAATACTCATAAACCCTAGCACCTATTGCATTAAGATACTCTGGTTCATAATTGTCTGTAAAGACTTCTCCAATATCTTCATCATCAATTATCTTGATTCCATCTTGCTCTGCCTTTTTACATAAAGCAGTAATTTCTAAGATCTTATGGGTGATAGTTCCTTTATCGGCTTTCTTACCACCGAGTCCACGCAGGCCAAGCGTATACTCCATATAGAATTGCATAGGACAAGTTCTGTGAGTATTGAAAGAACTACTTCTGAAGTATACGATTGGTATTCCCATATTAAACTCCTAAATCTGTAAGATTATTACATTCCAAATCTTTCAATGCAAAATAAACTTGCTTATTTAGTTCTGGAATCTCTAAGTCTTGATTATTAATTATTGCATGGCATTTTGAAAGATTAACCTTTTCACTTGCATGTGTATCTTTGGAATCAAACAAATCTCTCTTTAGACCAACTACGATAGCATCGTTCTTTTTAAGCAGCTCGATTTCATTATCAAATCTGACATCACAAACAAGAGCGATCTTTGGATTATCTTTTTTGATCCTTCTAACAAGGGTATCAATCCACACATCATTATACATCTTCCTAAATACTTCTGTACCTAAGTATTGAAGCACTTCACGAATAGTCATAAAGCCACTCTTTCCAGCAACTTTCTTAGGAAGGTCTTTCCATTTTAGATGGGTAACACTATTCTTATCATCATCTGTTCCATATACCTTATTCTCATCAAGACCAAATATATCAATAATAATACGCTTTAGAGGATCTGCTAATGCATATAACTTAACTGATCCCATCTGGTCTAAAACAGCTTGAACATTTACATATGGTGCTTTAAATGGAAAATATTCCTTATCAGTTGTTTCACCAAATACATCAGATACTTCAATCTCACCATCTTCATTAAGTCTGGCTTTCTTACAAACTCCATCCTCAATTAGTTTTAGCATAATAATGAAATTGCAACAAGTGCTTTTACCACTTTGCTTTTTACCAGCGAATCCTATGATTTGTGTCATACATCTTCTCCATATTCAGCATCAATCCACTCAACCATATCTAATTTGTCTTTTGCATCACATAGCTTTTGTAGAGCTTGATCCAAATTGCCTTCAAAATCACCAGTAGAGTGATCTCCGATACCAACAGGATTATTAAGTAGAAGCTCAAATGTCATAAGTGCTGATTCGTACTCTGACTCTGCTTTGCTATAAAGATAGTTAATAGCATGTTTTTTAACGCTCATAAGTATACCTCTTTTGCTTGATTGATTAATGGTAAAATATCTTCAGTAACTTCATTTGTACTCATCTCGCCAACATCGTTCTTATTGATATCAACGATATAAACACGATACGTTTTTTCTAACTGCTGCTTGATCTCTTCTGCTGCCTTTTGACCAGCATCATTATCATCGTTGTCCATAATAATAACAATAGTCAAAGCACCAGATTCATCAATTAAATGTTTTTGTGGAGGATTTAGTGTAGTGCCAAATAATCCGACAGAGTTATGGATTCCAGATTCTTCTAGTCTCCAGACATTTCCGGGCGATTCAACAAGTATAATGACCCCACTAGACGCAATATGTTCTTTCGCATTATGATAATTATACAATGCTTTTTCTTTTTCAAACCCCTTAGAGTGTCTCCATTTTGGAAAATAGTAACAATCTTTTGATGGGTCATGATACGATTTACACTTTTCGCATTGGTCAAAAATACTTCTTCCAGAAAAACCAATAATGGTTTCTCCAATGTCATCATAGATAGGAACAACAGAGCGATTATACATAGGCTTTCCATATGTCTTACAAACACCTACATCATAATCATCTAAAACTTCGATACTGTATCCACGATTCATATAGTAAGTTGATGGAATCTCAACCCTTTCTCTATAAAAATCTCTGGTTATTTTACCTCTAGTCTTAGATCCAGATAGATTATTAACGAGCCTACTGAACTCATGGTTTCCAGAGTCAATGCTTTGTCCTTGCAGTCCATTGAAATTCAATTTGTATCTGTCAAGAAGAAAGTCAATCGTCTGGTCAAATGTTACTGTTTTATCTCCCGGAACTGTCCATCCATATTTTATATGAGATAATCCTCCACGAATCATACTCAATAGCGATGTACCAAAATGTTTTTGACACCCGTGAGTTCTGCATTTGAAATGAACTCTAAAATCTGCATCGTAATATAAATTAAGAGCAGATCTATTGTCACCACCATGAATAAAGCACTCAGAAAAATATACCTTCTGACCTCTATGATAATTCACATCAAAATACTCATAGATGTCTTCTATATTTTCTAATACTATTTCAGTTAGCTCATTAATCTTTGCCTGATCTGTATATTTAGAAGGCCACGTCTTCTTCTTCATCTACTTCATCTTCCGTATAAGAACCACCATTAGCCAATTCGTAAGCAGTTGGACCTTCCAACAGTTTAGCGTAAGCACCTTTCATCAGGACATTGATATAGTCTCCGCTATCTAGACCTTCTCCATGTCTTGCGATAATAGGTACTAACTTTCTATTTCCGTTCTCTGCTCCATCCTGAGCAATTTCTTCGTCAGATTTTTGCTTGTAAATTGTAAAATTAGAACACAACCACATGATTCTATCAGAACCACTAGCCGCATCAGTTGATTCTTTGTTGATACCGTCCCTATTTAATTGGATAAAAGATAAAATAGGTACTTCGTATCGTAATGCGAAGTTATGAAGTGCAGTCATCATGAATCCCAACAATTGAAATTCTTTTAGATCACTCTTAGCAAGCTCAGAAGCTTCCATAAGTTTAACATAGTCATATACAATAACACAGTCTTTCGCTTTGCCATGATCGTTCAATCCAACGACCTTGGCTAACCATCTTCTCATGATAGAAAGCTGATCTTCAAATGGCTTTCCACCAATATTCTTATGATAGAATGGGATATTCTTTTTGTTCTTTGCAAGTTCCATCAATGAATTTTTTCTGAAATCATTGTTTGCAAATTGTCCAGTCTCAATATCATTGATAGTTGATTTACCATTAGTACCATATGAAAGCATAGAGCCTCCACGGTTCTGTTGGTCTTTCTTGGTCATTTCGGTATCGAGATAGAGAACAGGAATGTTTCGGTTAGCAATATCTGCACCCATGTTTAGGCCAATCAAACTTTTACCAACCTTGGTTCTTGCTCCGATAACATTCACAGTCCCCTTTCTCAATCCCCCGCCGATTGCAAAATCGTACTTTGTAAAGCCGGTTGCAATCCCGATTTGATCCACTTGATTCTCTGCTTTATCTTCCAAATACTCATCCAAATCCCCGAATAGAAGTTCTGGCGCATCGTCATGGTCATTAAGTAGAGAAGTGAAATCAAAAATTGATTCTTCAGCGATCCCAAGAATATGAGACACTGACTCATCGCCCTTTAGCTGGGTATACTTTTCTTTTGTTTCATCTAGTTGATCTACCATCATTCTTGCTATTTGAAGTTTTCTGGTTTTTGCAGCAAACTTTCTCACATTCTCAAATAATACTGGGAACTTCATCACAGCATTTAGATGTGAGATTTCATTCTTATTATTAAAGAAATCGCTAAGACCTATCTCTTTTGCAGCAGATAGAATAGATGGAACGTCAATCTTTCTAGTATCATCTTCGTCTAAGAGTCTTTTAGCACAACTAAAGATGATTGCATTTGAATCGACAGTGAAAGTATTTGCATCTACAATATCAGCTACATCAAAGTAAGCTTCAGATCCATGACGACAAATACCAGCTAATACTGCTCTCTCAGCAGCGGGGTCAGATAAAATCATATTAATATCCAGCTTGACATGAACAAGAATTACATTTCCAACGATCAATATTGCCTACGAGCGTAGAAGAAACTTCATAGTCATCTCCACACACGCAACACTCAACATCAACTAAAGAAGATTGTCGTGAAGGCTTTTTAAAAGAAGTCTTTACTTCTCTTGCTTTCTCATCTTCTTGTGATGCCTTAGCCAATTCTACTCTCTCATTTGCGTCTAGATTAGCAGATCCTATCATTTCCTCAAATTTATTGACTCTATCTGAATCTATATCTATTGGTAATACTCTACACGCCCTACCTTTAGAGTTTGTGTATTTTTTAGATGATCTCTTATTACCTTTTGATTTTCTAGGCGTTTTTGAGTTCTTAGAATGTCCTCTACCTTTTCTTCTGTGACTTGTCCCTTCAGATCTAGTAGAGTGGATATGTACATTAACTTGTTCTTCTTGTTTTGGTTCTGGCTCATCACTGAGCAGTTCCATTAAATCTTCTTCACTTAACTTGTTTAGAAGTTTTGCTATAAGTTCCTTTTTGTTCATTTCATCACCTTTGCCCTTTGCAGATTAACAAAAAGATCACTTACGTTTTTAACAGATGTTGCTAGATACGTTAATCTTTCTGCTCTTTGTTCTGCATAATTTTTTAGACGTAATAAATCTTTTGCATGGGCATTTTCATTTACAGCTTGTGTAAATTGGCTATCCCAAGAGCCTCGATATTGAGCTTCTTTACCAGAGACTAATGATTTTAATTTACCAGCAGCCCATTTTGCTCTAGCAGATTCTCTATTATAGCATCTTTGCAGATGAAAAGAAAAGCCACCAAGTAATATGGCAGCTTGAGCACAATCTTCAATGTCTAATGCTTCCATTTGTTCTCTGGACATAGACATGTATTTTTTAACTTCAGTTTGATTTGGATGATCTTCTGAGAATTTAGATATTCCTATTTTAATTTCATAATCATCCAATGCTGCGTCTAGCTTTTCCATTTGTCCTAACGCGATTGAATTATCTCTTTCCATTCCTCAACCTTTTTATTATAAGGTAGTTCAATATAAGTAATATTATTTATCTCGCACCAATCCTTTTTATCAGCATCTTTTCTTCTTTGGTTCAGAAAATCTTGCGCGGAAGCATGGAACATAGAATTAAATTTATAATGTTGTTGTCCATGAACTTCCACAGCAAGTTTAATCTGATTGATATAGAAATCAAGATATTGAGTATTTATAGTTCTTGGCTTTATTGGAACTTCCTCTAGTATTTGCATAGTAGGAAACAGCTCATATAAAAGCTTTCTAGCTTCTACATGTAGATTTGATCGCTTCCTATTATCACTAGCAGAAACGATATCTCCTGTTAATTTCCAAGAAGATACATTACCATGCAAGTCTCTTACTCTCATGCCATTCCTACCATTTCAAATACTTGTTGCCTAAGATCATCATAGTAAGATGGATTTTCTTCAAGATATGTAGCAAAGTTTGACATGCCTTGAACCTTCTCACCATTAGGCAAGGTTAGCCAAGTCTTTCCTTCTACTAATCCATAATCCTTAGCCAATTCAGCTAATTCATATTCGTTCCAAATACCATGTCCATACTTAATTATACTCGTAACTTTTTGTCCCGGAGCACCAATGGCAGAGTTTTCTACAACCCAGTGAACTTTTTGTCCAATCTGAGTTTCTCCTTGCTTCAATGCTTCCTTGTGGGTAGCCCACAACTTCACATCTTGAGCATACTTCAACGCACTTCCTGATTTCTCTACCTTACTTTTACCCGCACCAAACTTTTGGATGTTAGCCATGAGGTGAGTAATACCAACAAGAGTAACACGATTGATTGGCAAAACATTTGCAAACCTCCTAGTAAACTTGCTAAGATAACGATTCATGGCAGCAACTTGAACATCTGTAATATCATTAACCAGTTCTGCTTCTGCTGCTAGAGCAGAGAAAGAATCAATAACGCACACAGCATGTGGCTCATTGTGAATGATATTATCAAAAATTCCTAAGTATTTTTCTCCAGATAGAATGTTTCCTTTTGTAGAACCTACAATCTTTAGACTTTCTGGATCAAATTCAAGACCTTTAATGCCTTCTAAGTCTCTTTTCTTTAATCTACCTTCTATATTGCCATAGTAGATCTTTCTCTTTTCATCATTTTCTAGCTTTACCTTTTGTGCATTTTTACAGAATTGTAAAGCATGAACTGTTTTACCTACCTTTTCAGGGCCGGTCATAATAAAAAGACAGCCTTCTGGCACACCACCACCCAATGCTATGTCAATCTTTGGACTAACAGAAATAATTGGAGGCGGATTTTCAACAATATAAGATGCTTCTAGTAAGACATCTCCAAACTCTTTTAATATATCTTTTTCACTCATTCTAAATCCCTAAGTTTTGATATGATTGATTTTTTCTTATTACTTGACTCGAAAGTTTTCTTGTCAGAAAAATCATACTCTACTTTTTTTGCTACTTCTTTAGCAATTTCCTGTTTCTTTTGATATTCTTCAATCACGTTCTTCAAAAACGGACTTCTTAAAGAATAAGTTTTCCACATTCTTTTGTCATTTAATGCAGATATGATAACATGCTCACCGTATTCTTTGATAAGTTTATTAGCTAAGGTGATTTGATATCTGTAGAATTTTAGCCATTCTTTTAATTCCCAAAACTTTAAGGGAAGCTCTTTACCTTCTGTTTTTGCTTTCTTTTCGCAAATCAATTCTGTAACATACTGAGCCGCATGTACCCAGCCGTTTGGCGAATAACGAGATGGGTACTTGCTTTTTTGAGTTTGCTTTTTTGCCATTATCAATCCGAAATGGTATGAATATTTTTCTTATGGGCTTTAGTAATTTTTTTACCAACTCTTTTGCTTCTAGTAATATCACTTCTAGAAGATTCTGCATCAGTCATAACACTAATGCCAGAATTGTTCTTTCCAGCAGTATTTTTAATAAACATAGTAGTTTCTGATCTATCTACTTCTTTTTGTTCTGCTACTGGTTCAGGCTCAGGCTCAGGTTCCTTAACATCAATATATTTTTCAATAGTGCTTTCAGCCCTAGAAAGCTCCTCTGAAATTTCCTTGATGCTCATGCCATCGCTATACATACCTTTAATAATAAATACTTCTTGATCTGTAACTTTTCCTTTAGCCATTATATTTCCCTTTCTGCATTATTAAGCCAAGCTAGGTTCTTCGTTTTTAAAAAATTGATATAGTAGGTGAAAATCTTTTCGTTAGTTGGTTCCATCCTCCATTCTGGTCTACCTGCGTGGCGCATCTGAACATTCTTCCTTCCTTCGGTATACATGCCGATTGGATTGAATAGCTTTCCATACTTTCCACGCTTTACAAAATAATTTGTTTTATGACCTTTTACTATCTTTACAGCATAGGCATCTGGATCATTTAGCGGACTATCGCTTTCGTCTAAGTCCAGCATAGGATAACCCAGCTTGTTAAAAAAGTCATGTTCGCCATTAAACGTATAAACTTCTACAGAAGGAGTAGAGTTTTCCTGTTTATCAGAATTAATTTTAAATGTTGTCATTTACCTTTTCCTTTTCTACGCTTCAACATATCTGATTTAGAAATCCTAGTAGTATTCTCATAAGAGGTCATACTCATACCTTGAGGAAGTTTTTCTTCAAGTGTATTCTTAGTTTTGGTTTTCTGATCTCTTCTCATTTGCTCTACTTGAGCTTTACCTAATTTCTTTGTTTGCTTATCAGCATATTCGCCAAGAGTGGCAGCCTCATGCAGTCCTTTAACATAATTAGGAACAAAATTATCTGATAAAAAATCACGATAAACTTGTTTTGACTTACAAGAAGGACACTTAGTATTTCCTACTTTACAATCATACTCCTTCATAGACCAAATTTCACTAAAATTATGGTCACATTTTTCACAAGTGAAACTATATTCCGGCATCTTTACTCCTCTGATTCTTCTTCTATAAAATGTCTTTTAATATCTAAACACTTTTTACAGTAAATTTTAGATGTCCTTATTTCCACACCATCATTAGATAGCTTTAATCTAAATCCATCAGCATTTTTCCTATACCTTCCTTCTATTTCTACATCTGGTATAATCACAGTAACCTTTTGTCCATGTTTTAACATTCTGTTGCAGTTATCACAATGTCTAACTTCGTACATAGGTTCTCCATTCTTGAGGTATATCAGTAGACATGAAGGAAATAAAATTATGTGGATTTGGTTCTGTTGGCTTTTTTAAAAGTTTCATACCAGCCTGCTCAAGCGTCTTGCTTCCTTTCTTAGTATTGCATTTAGAACATGCTATAACAACATTGTCCCAAGTATGCGCGTTTTCTTTTTTGTTAAATGATGACTTTGGTATTATATGATCTATTGTAGTTTTGTTTAATGGTAATTTAGTATTGCAATATTGACATGTCCAATCATCTCTTATTGCTACATTATACCTTTTAACAGGAACACTTTTTCTTTTCTTGATGAATCTTGGAGTTACTGCTACAGCAGGTATAAAAAATTCTTCTCCCCCGCTAGATATAACACAATCATCTAAATAATGCTCTAGAACAAAGACACCCTCTCCGGGCATCTCATTACCTATGATTTCTAAACATAAAGCACGTTTCCAACTTATTATAGTCAGTGGAGTATAGTCTTGATTCAATATCAAACAAGGTTTATGTACCATTTGTTAAAAAATCCTATAAAAAAAGAGCTACACAAAGATTTTACTTTGAATAGCTCTAGTGTTATTACAACTTATTCTTCAACGGCATTTGCCTTTTCATTTGCTTCAATTAATAAAGGAAAAACTTCATCTAATTTTTTACATGCATCATGTAGTCCAGCTTCATGACAAGACTTAGATAAATTTTCCCACTCATAAACCAAAGCACTCAGGCTATTCTTTTCTAGATTATTTGCAACCTTTTGATTTGATTCTTTAAAAAGACCGCTTATCGCGGGCCAAAAAAGTAACAATCCACCAAGTCCTACTAGAATCCATTGAAATGTATCAAGGTTCTGAAGTAATTCCATATTAACACCTACTTGGTTTCACGAACGGTATCGCCAATAACCCAAGCCACTACAATACTTGCTACCGCAACTACTTGATCTGTGTCAAGTTCAACACCCAAAATATCTTGGCCTACAACTGCCGCCAAACCAGCAGCAGCAACCCAAAATCTTCTGGAGGCGATCATTGATTTAACTTTGCTATTCATTATTTCTCCTCTAGGTTAAAAAGTTTAGTACGAGCTGGGAGAGACATCTCTTTAGTTAGTTTAGTCATAGATTGATAAACATATTTAGCCTCTCTTCTATTTTCAAAATCCTTTCTTACTGTTCTCCATAGTATCCATTTTTCAAGAACAGACATGTTGCCAAATTTTTCAGCAATTTCTGTTGCATCTTTGTCACTGTGGGTATCTTTCCACAATTTTACAAGTTCTATTATTATTTTTATAATAGTTATAATAGTAATAGGATCAAATCCATATTTCTGATCTTGTCTCGCGTATTGTTTAAGATCATTGCCAACTTGCCAAGCAAGTTCTTCTGCATAATCTTTTAGTTTTTCCGCCATTTTAAAAGACCTTTTTTCTTTTTCTCTTGTATTATGGTTGGTGATTTTATTTCTTCTTGTATAGGAGGTGGTTCTTCACCACTACTTTTACAAGCAGGATTATGTTTACATTCTTCTCCAGACTCTATACACGGACAATCAGTTTTATGACCATCACCATGTATCACATATCCTTTACCATTACAAATACACTCAGTATCTACAACAGTATCAGGTATATCTTCATCTAAATTATACTCTGCAATTACAGCTTTTGCCTTATCTTTATATTTTTCAAAGACATCATCATGTAAACTACTGTATAATTTCCAAGCAAATCCATAAAATAATTTTTCTAGTTTTTGCTTTTCTTCATCGGTTAATGGATCACTTTCGTTTTGAGGGCCGATTGTTTCTTCAATTGCTGATGCAGCAGCAGGAGAAAAATCAGGATATTTTTTTTGCCCATTTTCTAAAAGTAACTCGTTTCCGATTGTATTCTTACCAACATAGTCCAAATAATATTGAACTTGCAGGTTAGATTCTAAATTTGTTTTTGGAACTCCTTCTGATATAGAAAAAAAAGTACCTGAAAGTTTATTAGAATCAGTTTCGCTTGTTATTTCTGGAAGTTTATTAACTAAAGAAACAATAGAAGAGTCTGGAGCCTTTAACTTTGGTGCTTCTGATTTTTTAATTTTATCATAAAAAATACCAGCAGCAACAAGCAAGACTCCTAATATAACTCGTAATCTAGAATCCATTACACCCATCCTCCAAGTCCATAGTCAGGAAGCTGTCGTGCTGGGAAACCATCAAAATTACTAAATACAAAAGAACCCTTTGCATTTAATATTGATCTAGCATCCTTTTCTCTTACCCAAAAACTACCATCAGGCTGTCCATGCCTTTTTGGTCCGCTATTCCATTTTCCCCAACTATTTTGTATTAAAAATAGAGTTTCATCATAAATTTCTCTAGTATCATCACAACCAATCCAAGCCATAGCATGACTCCAGCTACCCTTTCTTGTAGCTATTCCATTTTTATCTCTTGTAGAGGTAAAACCAAGACCACTACAGCAAGATAATGCATAGCCATTAGCCAATGCGTCTCTTGCTTCTTCTACAGTAGTCACCATAGATATTGTCTGTATTTGATGTTTATTAGCCTCCTTATGGTATATATCAAAAGGAACTTCATGTTTAGCACCAATTCTTGAATTATAAACAGACAAATCACAGTTTGGATATTTCTTTCTTAAAAGAACGCCTCCACTCTCATGAACATATTTTGCAGCACCGGCACAAGTCATACCTTGTCTTTTATGACCGCGACTTTGATAAATCGCCTCCGTAGCACCACGAGCAACAAAAGATTCTTGCTGCCCTTTGATGTCAATTTCAACGGCTCTTGTTATGTCCACAGCATTTCTAGTAGAATGAGAGACACAATCGCCCGTAGTCTGTCTTTCAGAAGGACCAAAATCGGGAACGAATTTCATAAGAGATTTAAACGGTAAACTCAATTTGCCAGCACCAGATTCTTCAAGAGAATAGGCAGCAGCACCAAAAAGGGGTTTTCTAAGTTTGCCCAGAAGCTCTAAAATCTCTTCTGGATCACATTCACCGCCAGCAAAGCCATTATTGTAGGCATTTAGAAGCTCTTGTGGTGAATTAAAATCATCACTCATTTCTATATCACCCTACCCTTTCATTACGAGGAATACGGATAGCCCCTTGCCAACCATGAATACACCAAAATAATTACAACATATCGCCCAAATCCATATCATCCAAATCATTTTTACTAGCACCAATCTTATAGCTAGTAATTTCATGCTCTTGGGGGGCAACTTGTACGCTTTCACTCTGCATCCAAGGCTCAGTCCATCCGGCAATCGGGTTTCTACCTACAGTTTCATAAGGTAGTCCAATATTCTTGCGTCTTGTCATACACAACCATTCGACATACTGATGCAAAACTACTTCATTAAGTCCTATAATAGAACCATCTTTGAATAAGTATGATGCCCACTCTTTCTCTTCTTTTGCTGCATTTTCAAACATCTTAACGGCATCTTCTTGACATTCTTTTGCGATCTCAACAAAACCTTCACTTTCTTCTTTATTTAAGATTTTTAGTATTTCTTGAGTATTTGTAAGGTGTAGAGCCTCATCTCGCTTAATTAGCTTAATAATATCTGCATTTCCTACCATCTTTTTATTTTCTGCAAATGCAAAACTACAAATAAAACTAACATAAAATCTAACAGCTTCAAGTATATTGATACTAATGACAGTCATGTAGATTTGTTTTTTTAGATCACTTAGTTTTGTTGAACTGCAACTCATACCCATAAGATTATTATAATCTTCAATCGCAGATTTTGCGCGTTTCATGATCTCTTTATCTTCATAGATGCCACCAAATACCTCTGTAGAGTCTGGATATACGTTTTGAATAATATATGAGTATGATTGACTATGGATTTTTTCAAAAAACTGCCAAGTCATCAAGCACGCTTCTAGTTCTGTATTTGTTACATATTCTAAAAGTGTTGGAACTCCACGACAAATAACACTATCGAGCATTGTCTGGTACTTTAAATTAGAAGTAAAAATAAACTTCTCATTATCAGACATTTCTTTAAAATCACCACGATCTTTCTTTAATTCAATCTCTTCTGGTCGCCAGAAGTTCATCATTTGTTTACTGTCAAGATCCTTAAAAATAGGATATTTTAGCGTATCATACCGTTGAACACCTAGATCCTTGCCTAAAAAAAGTGGCTGACTCATAGGGTCAATATTTTTTGTATTAAAAATAGTTTTCATTCTGATTCTTCCCAATTGTAAAATTTTTCTAAGAACTTATCGTATATATTAGCATACTTGACTTCCTTACAAATCAAGTTATAAAGTTTTTTAGGTAGTACGCCGAGTCCATCTCTAGAAAAAGATCTAGTCCCACATTCCTTTACTACCTTATCATTCCTACTTATGATTACTTTGCAAGAAATAGTATTTAGTCTTATTGACCAGTTATCTATCTTACATCTAATCATTAGATCGAACAAGCTCCTCCTGCACAACCCATTTCTTTTTCAGTCTCACCATCCCCATCTGGGGTATTAGCATAGTAGAAATTTTTTAAACCATATTTGTATCCGTAAATTTGATCTTTAATTAACACGCTAAGTGGAATATTACCATCTTCAAAATGAGAATAATTATAATACAAATTAGTACTCATACTCATATCTACAAATTTTTGTATAACAGCAGCAATATTCATTAAGTCTTTATTGCTTTGCATTTCCCATGCTAGTGTGTAATAATTTTTACGCATGTGATAATTTGGAACTAATTGCTTCAAGACACCATTCTTAGCCTTTTTATGAATCAATAAACTTCTGACTGGCTCAATTCCATTGGTGCTATTTTGAATAACCGAACTAGATTCACATGGCATAATAGCAGATACGGTCGAGTGTCTCAGACCATACTGTTTAATATTTTCACGAAGTGCTTCCCAGTCCATATTATAATGAGGCTTTACTAGCTCATCAACTGTCTTTTTGTACCAATCAATAGGCAAAAGACCTTTAGAGTATTTAGTATCATCGAACTTAGCACACGCGCCTTTTTCTTTTGCTAATTCACAACTAGCATTTAACAAGTTCCATTGGATTTGTTCCATAGTTTCATGGATTAATTCAAGTGCAGCCTCATCACCGTACTTTAATTTATTCTTTGCTAAAAATCCAGCTAAATTTGTTACTCCAACCCCCAAAGACCTTCTGTTCTTTGTGAAATTTTCACCAGCAGGAACAGGATAGTCTTGGTAATCAATAACAGCATCCAATGTTCTAACTGCCATTCTACAAGCATTTTCAACATCCTTCTCATTACTAAGCTCTAAAAGATTTATAGCAGATAAAATACATATTCCAATTTCACCTTCGGAGTCATTAATATTTTTAATTGGAACAGTTGGATGAATAATTTCTTGACAAAGATTAGACATATGGCAACGGATATCCCAAGATCCATTTTCATTTGCAGTATCAATATTCATACTGTAAATTCTTCCTGTTTCAAGACGTTCCTTAGCATAAATTTGCGCAAGCTGCCTAGCAGGAATCTTTTTCCTAAACTTTAGAGATCTTTTATTCTCATATTTAAGATACAGTTCTTCAAATTTTTCGTTATCACCAAATGCTTCATACAACCCCTTCGCCTCATGTGGACTAAACAAGGTAATATCTTCATTTGCAATCAGTCGATCATAGAATAATTTGCAAAACTGAATACTATAATCTAGCTTTCTAACCCTATTATCGTCAGTTCCAGCATTATTCTTTAGTACTAGAATATCCTCTATCTCATAGTGCCAGAATGGTACATGTACGGTCGCAGAGCCTCCACGTAAGCCGTTTTGAGAAGTGGACTTGACTGCTGACTCAAAGTTTTTTAAATAAGGTATAAGACCTGTATGGATTACCTCTCCACCTCTAATTGGTGAATTGATTGGCCTCATTCTTCCGATATTGAGTCCGATTCCGGCTCGTCTTGCAGTATATTTTCCGACTGCATGTATGCTAGAGAAAATGCCATCAAGATTGTCATCAACATCCACCAATACACAGGATGCAAACTGTCTAATATTAGTCCGAACGCCTGCCATGATAGGAGTAGGCAGATTAATCTTGAAAGTCGAGTAACAATCATATGCTTGCTTTACTTCATTTATTGTATCAAATAGACACATAGCAATAGCCATATAAGCAAACTGTGGAGTCTCATATATTTTGCCAGTGCTTCTATTTTTTACAAGATATTTATCTATTAACTGTTGAAGTCCTGCGTAGGTAAACTGATCGTCCCTGCTATGATTGATATATTTACCAAGAGAATCTATCTCGGTATCACTCCACTTATCAAGCATCTTACTATCATAAACACCATTATCTACATTTCTTTGAAGAAATAAAAGAAAATCAGTTGGCTGATCTCCGTGACCCCAAACCTCTTTTCTTAGTTGCATATTTAGTAATCTAGCTGCTACATACTGGTAGTTGGGACTATGTTTTGATATTAGATCATTAGCAGACTTAATTAAGATCTTATGTATCTCTTCTGTAGAAACCCCATCATATAACGAAAGATTAGCGTTCATTTCAATATCAGAAAAATTAACTCCGTTTATACCATTAGTTGCCCATTCCACTACCTTATGAATTTTTTCTACGGAGAAATCTTCTTTGTTGCCATTTCTTTTTGTTACTTGCATTTATTCTATCCATCCTTTTGTTTAATAAAAAACCCATCCCAAAACAATTATACTTTGGGACGGGTGCTAATTTTCAGAAGCGACACTTTTATTGACCACTTAAACCTAAAAATATTTGTTGTCAATCGAGTAAGGAATTGTACTATTATAATAAGATTTATTGTGGCGGTTTAATTTTAACGCCAGAAAGTGTGTCGCTTTAACGGTGAGTTGATCTATTTAAGATTTCAACGCTCTTTAAGTATTCTGGCTCTTTATTATACACCCCAATAAAGTCGCCATTATCAATTAAAAAAAATATTTTTACTATATTGAGTAAGGCTTACACCAGCTTCGTCAAACATATTTTTTGTTATTTCAAAAGATTCTTTCCATCTTTCATTAGTATTTATTAAAGTTACCACTCTTTTTATTCCAGACTGGATTATCATACCAGCACATTCACTACATGGCATAAATGGATATGTATAAAGAGTTGTATTTTTTAAAGAAGTATTTGCAAATAGTAAAGCATTTCTTTCTGCATGTACCATGTATTTATACTTTATTTCTCTGTTAGAGTAGCGTTCAGAACTATCTAGAACCCCTTCTGGAAAACCATTGTATCCAACAGATATTATTCTTCTATCGTCAGTTATGACTGCACCTACTTTTGTGCTAGGATCTTTGCTCCATGTTGATACTAATTTAGCAAGCTCTAGAAACCTTTGATCCCATTTTATATCAACCATACTTTTTCATAGCCTTTAAGGTGCATGAGCATCTATCAATAAAGTTATTTACAGGTTGATCTTTTCTGATCGTTCCTCCTCTTCCAGAACCAACCTGAAATCTGAGGTATCCTCTACCATAACATTCCTTACAATTTTCATCTGCATATAGACTAACTACATCTGGGTCAACTTGATAAGTATGACTATTAATATCAGGTTTATGACCGTAGTTAAATTCTTTCATTACTAGCTCCAAAAAAAAAGACAGAGTATCAAACCATTAAGGAATTATACTCTGCCTTTTGACAAAAGCGATTATTGTTTTCAAATTATTCTTTCTTCTTGCTGTTAGTATAGGTTGACAAAACACTTGTCATGATGTCAATTTTAGCATTAAGATTACTTTCTAATCTGTCAAGTTTTTGTTCAATTTTTGAATCAAATGATTCAATTTTTCTTTCTAACCTTTCAATTCTAGAACTTATTTGATCGTTCACTTTTTGTTCTATCATTTCTATTTTTCTTCCTTGAGATATAACGCCCCTTAGAGTATATCCAACTACAGGAATAAATACAATGGCAACTAATTCAATTATAATCCTTACCGTTTCTATCCAGCCAGATTCCATAATGTTCTCCGCTTGGTCAGGTGCAGCCCATTAGACTGCACTAAAGATGTATAATAAGTTATATTACCAGTTGGTTTTTTCTTTGTAATTGTCTTGTACTGGAATTGGGCTACCATCGCGGTAAACCAACTCGCCGGGTACTGTTTGCGTTGGGTTAGCTGCATTATCTGTTCCACTAGCTTTAACAGTAGCAGAAACATCAGCATTACCAGCAATATCCCATGCGCCAGAGTCAGCAACAGTAACAGCAGGAGAGAATACACCTGAGTATTCATTCCAGCCACCAGTGCGAACTGCTGTCTTATAGAAGTAAGTTGAAACGACACCAACCTGATGGATTGAATCGCTTGCATTTGCAGAGTTAGAAGCACCACCCAATAGTGTTGTGTTTGAAACTCCAGCCAAATCTCTGGTTACTCTAACAATG